ACATCATTGCTTGGAATGATTACGCCAATAAGAAGCGTCGGAATGCAATTTCCTGGCGCTCAACGATGGCCTTCCCACAGCCAATCGAGCAGTGATGGCAGACAAACCACTCGCGAAGCGCGGCGGTAGAATTGCATTTCAAAATGCAATGGAAATTTACGATAAACTAGCTGAGCATGCAAAGATGACACCAGCAATTGAGCTGCAAGAGTATGGATATCCAGCTCGTGAGGGCGAAGAGATTCTTGTCTTCGAAGGTTACGTTACCAAGATTGCTGCGACAGAGCTTAACTTGTTGCCTTCATCTATTACACATGCAACAGCAACACTCAAGGCCATGAACGCAGTTACCTTGCTGATTATGGGCAACAAGATTCGTAAAAGCATTTACCTACTGCATTACCGACCTACCATGGAACAGTACGAAGATTTCATGGGAAACAGTTATGCTATAGAACGTAAGACCATACCAAATAGGTATGATTCGCTTATCAATGATCTTGTAGTCATTCGGCAGCGTCTCGATGTAGTAGAACGAGAACTTGCAGAGCTGAGAGGAAATCAGCATGGCTGATACAAAATTCGAAGAAGCTAGCCGTTGTCCTAAATGTAATCAACCTGGACAAGTATCAGCACAGGGCAAGGTATTGCGACACGGTGCAGGTGAACTAAAGACTGTGTACTGTCGCAACTCACGCTGTGAGTGGCTTGATACATCTTGGATTGTGCAGATTAATGCTGATGGCACGATTCCAGAGCCAACACTGGATAGAGACAAGAGCTTCCCAACTCTGCCTGATAGAACAAACGCAGTACAGGCGCAGATGCAACGGCTCTATGATCAAACACTTACTCCAGGAAGCGAAACTCATTGAGATTAATTCTACTAACTTATGACGCCGTTGCGCGTTTTCGATCTAAGGCGGTGATCTAAAAATATGTCGTCACAAATGAAATTGTTTCCATTTCAACAGGAAGCAGTTGAGAAACTAAAAGGTATAAAAGCCGTTCTCATTGGTGACGACATGTTACCTCGGGTCTTGGCAAAACTCACGAAGCTATTGCTCTAGATCTAGTACGTCGAGCACAATTTTCAGACTACAAAATGAAGACGTTGATCATCTGCCCACTGGCTATGGTGTCTACCTGGACACGTGCATGGTTTGCTTGGGCACCTGATCTCAATATTCTCCCAATTAACAACAAGGATCGTTCGCACTTTATCGATGAACTAGAGCAAGAGAATTATGATGTCTTCATCATGCACTGGCCAGCCCTTCGACTAATTCCAGAACTGGAAGAAGTCAAGTGGTTTCACGTTATTGCTGATGAAGCACATGCGCTACAAAATCGAAATTCAAAGCAAAGCAAGACACTAAAAAGAATTCCAGCAGGTTACAAGACTGCACTCACAGGCACACCCGCTTTTGACAAACCAGACGACCTGTGGAGTATTCTCAACTGGCTGTACCCACGTTACTGGTCCAGCTACTGGAATTATTACAACGATCACATTTTGTTTGAAAACTTCAATGGGTACAAGACAGTTATTGGTGTCAACAACCCAGAGAAGCTACAGTCTGAAATGTCTGGGTTCTACATCAGACGTAAAAAAGAAGATGTACTAGTTGATCTACCAGAGAAGTACTACACTGAAATTCGAGTAGACTTGCACCCAAAGCAAGCTCGTGCGTACAAGTCTATGAAGGATGATATGCTCGCCTGGATTGGTGAGCGTGAAGCCGAACCAGTAGTGGCCCCAGTGGTCATTGCCCAACTCACTCGACTACAACAATTTGCCTGCGCCTTCGCTGAGTTCGACGAAGAAAAGGGCAAGATGATGCTTTCCGAACCGTCTAGTAAGATTGATGCGGTGATGGAAATTATCGAGTCCACTGGACAACAAGTTGTGGTTTTCAGTCAGTTTGCTCAGGTCATTAAACTGTTAGCAGCAAGGCTAGATAAGAAGGGCATCACCGTTGGCAAATTCATTGGTGAAACGCCTGCCGACGAACGTGCACGCATCGTATCAGGATTTCAAGAGGGTAAGGTTCAAGTATTTGCTGGAACTATCGCCGCAGGTGGAGTTGGGATTACTCTTACGGCGGCAAGTACCGTTATATTTATTGATCGGTCCTGGTCCGCAGCCCTCAATCTTCAGGCAGAGGATAGACTCCATCGAATTGGACAAAAGCAGGCTGTTCAGGTCATTGATATAATCGCCAATGACACCATTGACCGTAAACGTATAAAGATCATCCAGACTAAATGGGCCTGGATCAAACGTCTCATCGGAGACACTAAGGCAGATCCAACCGCAGAGGACTTCGATGACGACCAAGATGAAGGTGAATAAGGAATACCAGGTACGGCGTAATAGAAAGGATCGTCAGTGGGAAGTAATTCATGTGCACAAGTATCCAAACTACAGTTACTCACACGTTGTGTATAGTGGTGACGATTGGAAATTGTGTATGTGGATTGCCACAGGCGATCTTTTCTATTTGCCTAGCCCATATGGCTTTGAGTTGGTTAGAATGTGCGGCAGTCGCATGGCACTTTATCTAGAAATTCGACTGCGATGATTAAAGCGATCGTCGCTGAAATCAAATTCTTTTGGCACGCCATGTTCGATGGAACCTGGCTATGTGATTGTGAACGTTCAAAATGGATGAAGGAACGCAGGTATGAGTAGAAACTTAAAGAGCGATTTAGTAGACGCACAGACTGAACGTGACGAGGCGCGAGCACTAGCTCGAATCATGTATGGAATTCTACTTGGGATGCCAACAAACCCAGGCGAGTATGATGACGCACTAGACGTGGAAACATTACCAGATTGGCTTACTGAACTCACTCGACCAAGACGTATTCGTGTCGGTGAGAAGACACATCATGCGTGAACTAATTTTCTTACTCATCGGCTTGTGCAGTGGCATGGTAGCTGGTATTGTAGCAGTGTTAGCCATTATGGGTCCGAAGCTCCGTGATCAATTTCTAGGTCGTAACCAAGAGAACAAGCCAATTATCATCGACTGGATTGATGGTAAGAAAAGTGATTTTCATATCACTATTGGTGGTGTGGTAGTCTTCGTTGGTGAAATTCTCAACATGTCCATGATGCAAGGAACTATTTCTCGCACGCGCGTAAACATAGAATTACAAGACAAGGTGGAGGCTCTGCGTGTCACTCGAAGTTGATCCTAAGATCCAATGGTATATGGATCGCAAACTTGTGCACCAACTCCACACTTCTGAGCGACGGGCTTTCAGAGCTTGTCGTCGTCGGTGGAATTGGATCTACCGTGACATGTACTATCCACTGACTACACCCGAACCATTAGAGTTTGGGACGGCCTTCCACAAGGCGATGGAAACATTCTACGAGCCACGCACCTGGCTAAGTCCACGCGAGATTCGCCGTAACTTAGCATTGGTAGCCTTTGCGCAGGAATGCAAAACCCACCTCAAGAACTATAAGAAGCTCAATCCAGATCCTGATGTCACCATTTTGGAATCGTACAAGACACGACTAGACCTCGGTCTAGGTATGCTTAAATACTACTGCGATACTGTGTCTCCTCTGTATGACAACAACTGGACACCACTTCGGGTTGAAGTTTCTTTCGAAGTACCAATCAAAAACCCAGACACAAACCAGCAAATGTTCTGCAAGTGTAACCAATGCTGGAATAAATTTGCTAAGCATCCAGAAGGTTGGATGCAGACAATAATCCCTATCTTACCAGTAGAGGACAAACCTGGCTACGTTCGTCCGGTACTTACTGAGTCTGAATATAGAGAAAACCATTGGAAAGGTCTTCCTGTCACCTACGGTGGTCGACTCGATGGACTATTCCAGGATAGCTCAGGACGTTACTGGATCGTCGATTGGAAGACTACCGCGCGTTTGCTCGACGAAGACGCTGAGGCGTCGTTCTTGCAGCTCGACGACCAGATTGTGAGCTACCTGTGGGCCCTTGAGCAGTACGGGATTCACTGCGCTGGCTTCGTCTACGTCGAGATTAAAAAGGCTTTCCCACGCCCACCCGAAAAGTTGAGCAGACTCTACAAGGGCAGGTCTTTCTCGACTAATAAGGATTTCCTCACCACACATGAAATGTTCCTAGAAACGGTACAGCGTGAGGACAATCCAGCATGGCAAATGGGACTTTACGATGATCACCTCCTCCGGCTCAAATCTGAGGGTCCACGATTTACGCAGAGGCACCAGATACATAAGAATCAGCATGAAATCAAAGAGGCTGGTCGTGTTATTGCACTAGAAGCAATGGACATGACTGGCGCAGACCTGCGAGTGTACCCACAGCCGGGTCGTTTTAGTTGTAATTGGTGTCTATTTAAGCAACCGTGTCTTGGGATGAACATGGGCGAGGACTACCTTTATACTCTTGATACTCTCTTTGAAAGAAAGACTCTTCATTACTGGGAACAGAAGGAAGCGAGTACAGACTAATGACTGACACACCAAAAAGTATGAACGATTTAGCTAATTACATTCATAGTATCTCTGTTGCTAAAGGATTCTATGAACCAGATCTAGTTCGTGATTTTGATGGTATGCTCGCCAACATTCATGGTGAAGTATCTGAGGCACTATTTGAATGGCGTAATGGCAAAGGTTTTAATGAAACATATTACGCTGAGGATAGTCATAAGCCAGAAGGTATACCTATTGAATTGGCAGACATTATTATTCGAGTTCTAGATATTTGTGCTTACTATAAAATTGACATTGAGCAAGCGATTTGGAACAAAGTATCTTATAATTCGACTAGACCACACCGTCACGGTAACAAGCGATCATGATGCCAATGAAGTATCGAGTTGGCAAAAGAGTTGACAAATTCCTTATTTGGGTTTCATACAGGACACCTAAGCGCTTTGTGATGTGGTGTGCCATTCGTGTTATCAACAATGCGTGTACTGGTGAGCATAGTAACCAAGAAGTACCTGCTCTAACCGCAATGGAAGCTTTGCAACGCTGGGATACGCAGTGACTTTCCACATTGGTATCACCGCCACCCGGCTTGGTGTTACTGGCCCACAGGCAAAGGCAATTCTCGACGTCTTGCGGTACAATGCGATGACTAAGGATCTTGTAGGTTTGTGTATGCATCAGGGTTGTTGTGTTGGTGGCGATGAACAGATCACCATTATGGCTGCGACGCTTGGAACCATACCTATCGTGGCGTACCCGCCGACTATCAAGACATACGAATCTAAGCTTGCAGTTGCGCTATCTTCTACTATCATGGCGGATCAAGATTACCTAGTACGTAACCAAAGTATTGTCGATGCCAGCGATCTACTTATCGTTGCACCCAAAGGTGATCGTCAACGTTTACGCTCTGGCACTTGGTCTACCTACCGATATGCAATAAAGAGTAATGTAGAGACGTTGGTAATACTTCCTGATGGTAGCTACTTCAAGGAGAAGTAATGCTTACTCTCACAGTGCGTCGGGTCGAAGTACAGAGCGGCATGTATGTCTCAATTGTTGATGGTAACAAGTACGTAGAGGGTTTCTTCACAGATGAAATAGCTGTGGATGACTGGCGTGCTGCTAAGCAAGCATTTATGGACACTCTGTGCAAGAAGTGGTATCAGGCGTATGGTGAACACATCAAGGCAGTCAAAGAATCTGATGCACACGAGTGGGCAATCTTTTACGACGACACTATCTCAAACTATAACTATGAAACTGAAGGTCTAGGCGGAACGTGATAACGAAAATCGAATACACTAAAAATAACAACACTCAAGCTGAGTGGGTAGGTGACTTACCATTACTTCACGAAAATCTCATCCTTTCTCTGCCCGGCCGAAGCGCCGTACGAATACACTACATCGCACTTTTACTTGCAGAAGGCGGAACGTACCGACAAATAGTAAAGACACAATAATGGATAAGCCATGGCATGAGCCACTTGTGCTGGTTTTTCTTGGTGGACCATATGATGGTAAGAAGAAGACACACACCGGACTCATGGCATGGCCACTACCAAAGTTCATCATGCCGCTTGGCGATGATGGTGGAACATACTACAAAGCCAGAGAATCTACAATGTCAGAACAAACTCAAGACAGCCGCGTAGTGCGTGGCGCCGAATATGATTGGAAACAAAATGGTTAATTACATTATCACTATCGTCCTTGCTACTGCTGCTGTGGGTAGCTCTATCGTCGCCGCCATCTATCGCTGGAAGCCAGTTGCTAATGGCACTGACAAGCGCTGAACGTCGAGAAGCACTAGCTG